TAAGTAAGTTGACTCCCACACTGCACCACCTGTAACCCTTCTTACAGTTACAAACTGAGTGATATCTTTACAATCCTTAATGCTCTTCTCAACAGGAATGTCTTTGGCTACACAAAGTGCTACAGCAGATTGGACAATAGAGCAGTTAGGGTTCTTAGCTAGACCTGTGGAAGCAAAGATACCTTTACCTTTTATTTTCCCATCTGTCTTTACAGCTACGTAATTATTAACATCTCTTGATGCCAATTTTGAATAGTTTGTTTCTTCTAATAAGTAACTTGTATCTAATTCCCAATCAAAAGCAATTCTGTCGCACTCTTGTAGTAAAGAATTAGGCGCATAACAAACAACACCATCTGTGTTAGCAGATACAATTTCAATACCTGCATCTTCCATTCTTTCAATAAGCATGAGCAGAGCTAATTGCCCTGTTATAGTAGTCTGCAGTAGTAAGTCTGGCGCATACAAAAGACTATACTTAGAACCAAGTTTACCGAACGAGCCATTGAGGAAAATCTTAAGTGTGTTAGCGATAACATCATCCCCTCTTTTCTTAGCAGCGACACGCTCAGTAACAATACCTTTATATAACTCTAAGAATGGTTGACCCATATTTTTAGGCGACACTTGTTGCTGTAGGATTATACTAGGGTAATAAGATACAACATCACGATCCTGCAAGAACCACCCGTCTTTAGCTTCAATGTATTGTTTCTTCTCACATGAATGTAGGCCACCTATACCCATCTGATACTTACGCCCATTGATTACAATAAGTTCTTTCTTTAACCAGTTAGGTAGAGTGAGCGCACCATTAAGCCCTAGAGTAAACTCTTCAGAAATAACCTGCTGTAAGATATTGTTTAGTTGTGGAGTTTTAAAAGTGATTATCTTAGGGTCTAAGTATCTGAAAGTTTCATCAGACTTTACATCGGGCCTTTTCAAGTACTTACCTGTTATCTTGTACAGCTCACTAGCAATTACTGCTTCAGCAATCTGAGCATCAGACTTAGAACGTAAGTCAATCTCATACTTCTCTGTCATCGTTTCACGCAGAGTGATTTGGGGGAGCAGAGAGTTGTACAGCAGGTAGGTTGTGTCTAAGTCATTCTTACAGTAGGTGACAAGCTCTTGTCTTTGTTCTGGGGATATTGTTGCATCAGGCGCAATAGGTAAGTCTTGGATAGTAGGTGCTTTTAATCTACCACCATATATTTTAAGTGAAGCCATTCCTGGAGCTACTTCAATAAGATCAATAGTATTCCATTTGCGCATGTTGAGACCACTACTTTTATAGATAGCCCACATACTTGCGTTGGTATTAATGATAGTGTCGCAAAGTCCTTTTAACTTTTGATTGTCATAGCCAGATAGAGCTGCAACTATAATAGGTATATCAAATTTGTTTGAATTAAAACCGATGGTTATGTGATTGTGCATTAGCTTTTCAACAAGCTCGGTATCTAAAGGGTGTCCTTCGTACATCTCTATATTGATAACTTTACCTGTATCTACACGCATTGCAGATAGTAGGAAGTAATCTTGATACACTTCAGTATCTATTATTATTTTCTTTTTCATGGTTGTTCCTGTACGAGAGTAGCTCGTATTTTAGTGATAAAAAAACCCTCCGAAGAGGGCTTAGTTTAGATCGGTATTACTTATGCAAACATATCATCATCGTCTAACATGTCAAAGTCGTTCACATCTCCAGTTGCGCCGTCAGCAAAAGGTTCGCCATCTTTAGCAAATTGTACAGCTAACAAAGTACAGTTAATACGTTTACCCCATGCATTGTTCTGTGTCCAAAGATCAATACTAGCATTGACGTAGCAACCACCATAAGGTTTGCCGTCATCTTCAGTTAAAGGTGAACGGTCACGGTCTATAACAATAGGGCGTTTCTTAGTAGAGCATTTGATTGAGTAACAACCTGCGTAGCCATCATACTCAACTTCATCACCATCACGTAAGCAAATTTTATCTGCAGCTACTTTTGCACCTTTAAGGCTGGTCTTAACTAGACCAGCAATCTGTGCTTTAATCTCAGCAATTGAATCTGCGTGCTCAACCTTGTCTAGGAGGAAGGTGCTTTCATATTTAGTCTCTTCACCGTTGAAACTGCCTTTTTTGAAAAGGCTTGGAAAAGATATACGAACATTTTTTAAAATTATTTTAGACATTTTATTTTCCTTTATTTTGATTTAAGTTTTGGTTTTAGTTTTTTCTACAGCGTGTGAAGTATATGTCAATAGTTACCCTCCTGTCAAATTTATTTTAATCAAAGTCACTAATATCACCAGAAGAAATTTCTTGGCGATTGTCAGAGTCAGGCACCATAGTGGGTTTACCTTCGTGTTTGGTGATCAACCCTTCAAGCAATCCTACTTTCTTCTTACCTAAAAGCTTCTCTGCTTGAGGAGCAGTTATTATTTTCTTAGGTGCGAATAACGCATCACCTAACTCTTCAAATAGAACTTGTTCAGCTTCTTGTGGGTCAGCCCACGAGCGTGAAGACCTACCATGTACTAACTTATAACCAGCGAAATCTTCACCTGCACTCAGTCTTTCAAATGCAAGGTTTTCTACAGCATCTAACCAACTAATGATTAACTTCTTGTTATCTAAAGCAAAACGTAAGTCACGAACAGATAACTTATCAGGTGATTTAGGGCTTACACTTATATCTGTAAAGTCAGCTAACGTTGCAGACTCAGTTAAAGCCATCAACTCTGGACATGTTGGCTTGGCTTTACACCAAAGACATGCTTTCTCCGAGGCCACTCTAGGTGCATCGGGTTCTGAACAAAGCTTTGCTCTATCTTTTACCCACTCTGCCCATGCTAGAAGTTCTACAGCAGATATTTCCCAAACTGAGATGTGATCAAGTCTGGGTTGTACGATATGTATTATAATATGTTTAATATCGTATACAAAACCATAATCACATAGTGCACCAATAGCGTATAACTTACCTTGTGAGTTGTTATCAGCATCAACACGAATACCTTTACCAAACTTAAGGTCGATGATATGCATGGTGTCATTGTCGATAATAATCCCATCGCTTGTACCAAAACCGTCAGGTACATACTTAGAGAAGTCAACTCGTTGCTCTATCATACGGTGACCTTTGAACTGATCTACATAATCTACATAGGTTTGTACATGCTCTGCCATATCCTCATCTACTTTCCATTGTGACTCAGGTAAAGTTTGATTAAGATAACTGATAGCAGTTCTGTTCTTAGTAAGACATAGTTCTGCAAGCTCGTGAGCAGCTGTGCCTTCCATTGCAAACTTAGATGACTTGTCAGGTATAGATTCCTCTGCTTGGATTGATCCCGGGCAAGTGAGCCAACGCTCTGCTCCTGATGCACTTAATTTAGCGTGGGTTGCCATCTTTAACTCCTGATAATAAGTTCAACGCCGCAGGGTAGAGTAAGGCTAACTCTTCTATGTCTATATTGATAGAGCAACCCTCAGTTGTTACAGTGAAGTAATGATCCTCAGTAGTCTCATTAAAAACTATAGAAATAGATATATCACTTGTAGCTGGACTGTCAGTCTTTTTATGAATAGACATTGTAAGTGGCGAGTAACGACATACGTCTGCGTGATTAATCATTTCAGTTTACCTTTAAAGACAGTTAGCGAGTCATAGAGAGATGGTATGTGTGTATCATCAACCATTTTTAAATGTGTAGCTTTATATAGGTTAAAGATTGATTCAATACCTATTTTATTTTCTTTATTATTCTGAACCATTTCACTACACATAGTTCTAATAGCATCTCTCATTTCTAGTACATCAAGTGCTACAGCAGGTTGGTCTACAAACACATCTGCTGTAGGCTTAGGTGCAGGGATAGGTTTTGGCTTTACAGGTTTTACAGTTGGAGTTGGTGCTAGTTCATCTTCCATGATAATCTCACTAGCCATTTTGACACCAGTGTCCTCATTGTATTTCTCATGGATTGAGATTAATTTATTAACCGCAACTGTTAGTTCTTTAATGCTATTTTCTAAACTCATGGTGTAATTTCCTTGTGTTGTTTTTAAAATGTGTTAACCTACGGTCTACACAATAACACAATATGAAATTAAAACAACAAAAAGGTGAAAGAAATGAGAATGGACATAGTAAGGTTTTTTGGCTCGAAGTCGAAGTTAGCATTAGCGTTGGGTGTGGAGCGTTCAGCAGTGACGCAATGGATTAGGCGTAACGCTATACCTGCAACTAGAGCAGTTCAGATTGAACAATTATCATGTGGGAGGTTCAAGGCATTAGAAGTAATGGCACACTGGCCTGAATAATTATAACATCGGAGTTGTACCATGAATGAAGAACAAATATTTCACATTGCGCAGGGCACAGACCTTGGGTATTGTGAAAACAAAGACGTTCGGTGGTCAGTTCTCTGCTCGCACTTTACCAAACACAAAGAGTCTTCAAATAAAAGTGGGACTTATTTTGTAGGAGGTTCCTTTAGGTTACCTTTGGGTGGCGATGGTAAGAGATGCGCACGTAGAGATGAGAACCTAATTGATAGATGTTTATTAACATTAGATATTGACGACTCAGGTTTGTCATTGATAGAGTTGGAATATGAGTTAACTATGGGTATAGAGGGTACATTTGTTGCTTACTCTACTTACTCACATACAGCAGATAAACCTAAAATCCGTGTTGTTATACCTTTGAGTCGACCTGTTAGTGGTACTGAGTACAGAGCATTGGCTGAGAAGTTTGTAGCAGGTTGGGGTGTTGAGTGCGATCCTTGTTCCTTCAAACCTAACCAACTTATGTACATGCCTCGCTGTAAGGTTGGTGAGTTGGGCAATGCGTGGACGATGAATGTCGATGGTGATTGTTTAGACGTTGATACTTACCTAGCACCTAGTGCTACAGCAGATAAGTCTAGTACACCTAGTGCCGAACTTAGTGCCGAACTTAGTGCCGAACTTAGTGCCGAACTTAGTGCCGACTTTGATCTTGTTGATGATATAGATGATGATGTCGCCATACAAGGGTTAATGCTAGCAGTGGCGTCTGCACCTTTGGATATAAGTGATTACGAAGTATCTGTGTATTTAGATGCGTACCCAGCGTTAGGGTCTGATTATCATGACTGGCTTGGTGTTGGCATGTCTTTGCACCATCAGTACAGTGGGTCGGTTGAAGGTTTTGAGCGTTGGTTTGAGTGGTCGAACGTAGGTGCTGAGGTTGCGCTTGAAGATCGGGATGAGTTGTTACGCAAGTACAATGGTTTTGGTGGTCGTAGTAAGCCTCGTACTTTTGCTTCAGTAATCCACATGGTGAACGAGCAAGGTGGTCTTGATGACTCAGTAGTGGGTGATCTTCGTAGAGTTGGTAAGAGCATCATCACAGGTGATTCTGATGAGTTTGACCAGTTGTTGGTCGAGGCTTCTGAAATTGTGGACATGGAAGGTTACGCTATCTTTAAAGATAAGCTGTTGAACATTAGTACTGTACGCCTAGGTGGCGACCTTAGAGCATCTATTGCTTCAGAGATAGTTGGTGCGATTGGTAAGAGTAAGGGTATGAGTAAGGCTGAGATAAAGAAGGCAATCACTCCGGCAGGGGTTGCTAATGGTCAATTGGTCAATGATGTCGAAGTTGCTGAGTGGTCGATGCCGTGGATTTACATAGAGACACAGCGTTTGTTTTATCACAAACGTAGGAACTATGGTATTACTCGTGAGGCTTTCAATGCTAAGTTTGATCGTATGGATGAATGTGTTTCGGGGGGCATACAGGCATCGCAGCTTTGTTTGGTGATGTATGACTTGGAAACAGTGGTCGACACCATGTATTGGCCTAGTGGTGGTGATATTGTTATACATGATGGAAAGAAAATGTTGAACTCGTATCGCAGGAGAGGTGTTAAACCTTGTAAAGTGTTGGATCAGGACGGGATTGAATTGATCGAGTTGTTCTTGGCGCACCTTGAGCATTTAATTGAGGATGCGGTTGAGAGGGATATTGTCTTGAACTGGATGGCGTTTATGTATCAGAATCCTGGGAGGAGGGTTAATTGGTCGTTGGTGTTGCAGGGTACGCAAGGGTCAGGGAAGTCTTATATTGGTAATGTGATGACTTTGCTGTTGGGTTCTAATGTGCAATCTCTGGATACAGGTACTATCTCAGGTAGGTTTACATCATGGGCGACAGGTGCGATACTAAATATCGTAGAAGAGATTCGTATTAGCGGTACGAATAGGTGGGGTATTATGGATAAGATCAAACCTTACATTACAAATGATCAGGTTATATGTGAACGTAAGGGTCGGGATGTTATGACTTTACCCAACTTTACATCATATTTATTGTTAACTAATCACAAAGATGCAATTCCTATTGATGGTGAGGATCGTAGGTACTGTGTGATATATTCTAGACTGCAAACATCTGAGCAGCTACATGATCATTTTGGCGGTGTTAGGGGTGTTTCTGAATACTTTGATACATTATTTAACAAAACACGTGCAAGACCTGATGCTTTAGCGAGGTTTTTTACAGACTATATAGTATGTCCAGCTTTTGATCCTTTTGGTAGAGCTCCTTATACAGAAGCCAAGTCTCAAATGATTGATCTTGCCGTATCTGAACACAGAGATGTGTTGGATGATTTACTATTAAAGTATCAAGATTTGCTAATTAATGATGAATTTGTCGATATAACATATCTTAATATGCAGTGTGTTTTGAATGGTGACGAACTTCCAAAGACAAGATCACTCTCTTCTATGATGTTGGAAAAAGGGTATCGACCTATAAAAGGAAGATATTTTTATACTTATGCCCCTCAACGAAAACATTACGTTTGGGTAAAAGAGGGGAAGAGTGATAAATATGCGATCGAAAAAGTTAAAGAAGGGTTGGTAATTTTAAGAATAATTTAGCAGGGTGAGTCTCTACAACCCCAATGAGGGCTGGTCCCACCCCATTAAAACCCCAATAAAAAGGTATTGGGGTGTGTCGTAAGTTATTGATTTTTCTTTTTTTATTACTACTTACCACCCCAACACCTCAATAAAGAGTATAAAGTTAAACGTTAGAAATAAAAAAAAAATATATTCTTTATCGTTAAAAAAATAATAACGTGAATACTCATATAAAAGAGTGTGAAAATATTGGGGTGGGTTTTTTTAGGGTGGGTTTTCCTCTGTAGCCCATGGTGGGCGTGGCTTGTAGCGTTTTTTTATTGGGGTTTTTTTATTTTATTGGGGTGGAATTGCCCCGTAAGATATTGATTTATAAGTAGTTAATTTGAAGGGTACAGGATGGGTGCAGGATGGGTCAACCAAAGAAGATAAAATGTAAGGGGGAGAACCAAAAGGGAGAACCTTGTAAAAGGTTTTGCAATATTGATTGTGTAAATGGTTATTGTAAGTGGCACGGTGAAGTTATCGTTTCTGTTTATAGAGAACCGCAACCTAAGTGGGGAGTTGAACCTACCAATAATTTAAACCCTAAAACTGGGTTGTATAGGTTTAAACAGATCGGTAATAATCGTAATTGGGTAAGGAGATGTCAGGCAACAAGTAAGTGGACAACAGTGCAATGTCAACGAGCTTGTAAGAAGGAATCGAAGGGAGGGTTCTGCGGTAAGCATGGGGGTAATACTCGGGGTAATAGGACTGCCATTAAACCCGGATTAGTTAAGATATTGGAGATGAACGTTTTACTTGTGCATGGGCGTGAGACTACTGTTATACGAAAAGAACGTGCGATCAATCTTTTAATTGTGCGTTACCACGAAGATGCATTGCGTGTCTTAGCTGGGTTGGAGTATAAGCAAAGAGTTACTGAGTTAAAAGCTTTCCAACCATTCCGAAATATAGATGAGGTGCGAGAGTATTTGATTAATTTAGGCTATGTAGAGGCTCATAGCGAGACTTGACAATCTCTACAAATAATGTAATATTAACAGGTGCCTAGACTTAGCGGTTGAATAATGAATTGAGCGTTCATCGGCACATAACCCTTTAGCTTAGAACCTACTCAAAGGTTGTCCGATGAAAACTTGTTCTCACTGTAAAGAAATAAAACTAAAAACTGAATTTAATAACAACAAAACTTCAAAAGATGGATTGCAAATTAAATGTAAATCTTGTATTAAAGATTATTACGAAGCTAATAAAGTAGCGTCATCTATCCGATCAAAAACTTATTATGCAATGCATCAAGAAACTTTAAAAGTTGCATTTAAAGTTTACGGGACAATTAACAAATCTGTTATAGCCAAACGTAGAAAAGCTTATCGGTTGGAAAACATAGAAAAGTTAACTGTTAAAAACAAATCGTATTACGAAAATAATAAAGTATCTGTAAGTAATACAAATAAAGCTTGGGTTAAGGCTAATCCAGAACGTAAATTAGCAAGCAATCATAAACGTAGATGTAAAAATAAAAAAACCATAGGAAATTTTACTAGTTTTGATATAAACAAGTTAATGGTATTACAACAATTCAAATGTGTTTATTGCCAAATAGAATTTATATCAGATTCTAAAAATAACTACCACATTGATCATATAATACCATTGTCATTGGGGGGTTCTAATTTCGCTAGTAATATTCAACTACTCTGCCCTAAATGTAACTGTTCAAAAGGTGGAAAACACCCAGAAGAATACGAGCGTCTAATAGGATTTACTCGTGTTAGCAATGGAGATGTATCACTTTTAAAAGAAAAGCCCGTGAACGAGCTCTAAGACACCTTAAATAATTATTTATAGGTCATTCATGGCATAAAATATATGGGCACCAATAATTGCTGTAACTTTTCCTTTATAGGCTGGAGTTTTTCCACGATTCCATGAGTCTGCTAACCCAATAGGGTTATGTTTTGAGAACAAAGCTTTTGCAGCGAGAGTTTTAAAATAGGGTTTATCTGCTGTAGGTATTGAACGTCTGGTAACGCCATGTATCTTACAAGTGGATCGTGAGGATCGTTTCGCTCGGTTGATAGATGCGTATGCTATTGCTAATTGCCCTTTTTTACTTTCACCACGGGCTTCAGAGTAAATAACCATACTTAGGCATTGTATTTCTTTTTTAACGCTGTAGTGAGCACCAGCGTGAGCTGAATGAATAGAACTGAAGAGAAGTGTAGCGGATAAAGCGATTACTGGTAGATTCATAAATAATCCCCCGTAGTTAAGATAAAAAAAAGGATATCCTTTTAAACTTAAGACTTACTTAAGGGGATATCCTGTGGCATTAGCCAATGAGCACATCTTAGGATGTTAGTTTAATCTCGCCCAGCTAACCGAGTGAGCGTATTGTGTAACTTTATCTTTAGCAAAAATATAAATTTCTTTGTAATGCAAATTGTCAAGCATGCCTTTTTGTATTGCTGTTGAGGCTATATTCTCAGCGACTTGTAAAAACCCTATCTGCATTAGGTCTAATGTATCTCTGAAGTTTCCAGATGATTGTTTGCTTTGTTCTAAAATGTCCAAAGCTTTATACTCCATCTTTGTTAGATTTGCGTAATACATTTTAGCATTTACACTACCTTGAGCGGTTGCGTACTGTATAAAATCTTGAATTGTATGTGTTGTATTTCTTCTTACAGCTTTTCCTTGAAGCCTCGCAGCTTTCCAATCTAAGTTTGATCGTTCACGTATTAACTCACTTTCCATAGCGTTGAATGCTGTTAAGAATTTTAACTTCCACGACATTGCTTTTTTACCTGTGAACCCCATTGCCAAAATTGTAAAACCATCACGAGTTATTACATACTCTTTGTATGTTCGACCTTTAGAATCTTGAAAATCAATCGGCACAAAATTGTGCAGGTTAAATTCTTCACCGCAATCTAAATTATCTATGGTACGTAAAACTGTCCTGTGAGCTTTGCCAAAATATTCGGCAATAATTCTTGACGTTGTGGTCATTTCTTTAGTTACTAAATCATTCATATCTGTTCCAACTTAATGTTATAAAGTGATATCATATCATACTATTACAATTTAACAGTTATAATTACGGTCAAGTTTCAATCGTCTAAAATATAATCTTCTGTAACAAGAACACCATCACCTTTGTAAGTAATGTAGATTTTAACTTCATCATTAACAATCTGATAGTACTGTGCAGTTCTGGTAATCAACTTATCTGACTCAGTCTTAAGTGTTACATGATCTTTACGACCAAATTGATCTAAGTAACACCAACGGGTGTCACCAACTAGAGGTATCTTTGTAAAGTTTTGTGTATTAATTATTATTTTACTCATTTCTTTTTCCTTACGCTGTATAGTAATCATCTTCGTCTAAAATGCTAATAGCTTCTAGACCATCATACTCAGATATCTTAAATTTCTCACCGACATTAACCCATTGCACAGTAAGGTCACAATATCCCCCTAGGTATATGCTTTCATATTGTGCTTTTAAATATGCATCAACTTCCGATAATGGTTTACCAGCCTCAACTGCCACAACTATCTTTGCATCAAAAACTAATTCTGCGTACCGATTCCATGTTGACCAACCAGCCCCGTGACCCAGTGATGATACTAAAACAGCTACTTTTCCATCTCTAATTATTTTATTCATTTCTTTTTCCTTTTCTTCATTAGTTCAGCTTCAAGTTCAACTATACGTTTCTCTAAGTCTGCAACGTAGTTAATCGCTATTAATAAATGTGTGCCTATGCGCCACGCAACTGCTCTAGATTTCAATCGTTTTCGTACATCTTCATGAAAGCAATTCTTATCCACCCATGCCATAGCTTCATCAATCGTTATTGAGCGGTAATCTTTTTCTTTATTCATTCCAGACCTCCTGTGTCTTCAATTTCAATATCTTCATCAGCAACACCCTTCTCCCTGTGCCAATCGCTAAGATACACAGCGTCTTCATAAGACATAAAACCTATGCTTACACACTTATCTTTTACCCATACTGTGTATGATTCATTCATCGTCTTTAACCTCCTGATTCAACTTTTTTAGCCGTTCACCAAGTTTCATTCTTAAATCGTAGCTATTGGCGTGAGCAGAGCCTATCTGTTTATGATCTTTATCCCTTAAGATAAGCCACCCATCGTTTACCCAGCTTGATGTGTCAATATAATAACCATTCATTTAAATTCAACCTCTTGATCTTGAAATGATTTTTTGTTTGTTGGCATCTCTAAAACTTCAAATATCTTCTCTTCTGTTTTACCTTTACCAATCAAATTGCCCTCATTTACAATGATGAATGATCCGCTTCTAGTTTTATGAATTAAAACCTTACCATTATCCTGCTGACCTGTTGCGTATCCAACAGCGAAGCCAAACACCATTGAAATTGTGATACATGCTAATACGTTTGATGTGTTCATGATTATTTTCCAGTTATAGTGTTTAAATAATTGTGACTTATTAAAACCTCTTGTTCTAAGTCTCTTATATCTTTTAATAATTTGTAGTAACCAATGCTATCTAATGCCATTTCATAGCTACCATCTGTACTAGTACTCCAACCGCTTTGACTTGATCTTAATTTATCAGCTTTAGCTTTTAATTCTTCAATCGTTTTCATGCTATGCCCTCCATCCAAGCTTTATTTTTTTGCCATGTTGCAATATGAACAGGTTTTAATGCGTTTACATTGCTGTAATACAATGTTAAGTTAATCGGTTTAACTTTATTGTTTTGATATTCTTTGTATAATCGCCTTGTTACATATGCATTTCTATAATGCCTTAAGATAATCTCTTCAAATTTAGTTCTTGAAAAACCTGTATAACTAAGTTTACTCATTTCAACACCTCAATTATTCTGTAGTTGCGCTCATCGTAGTCCATACCAACTTGCATAGACATACCTAGCAACCATTGGTTAAGGTTGATCTGAGCATCTTCTCTGGTTTTGAACAATGGTTGCCATGGAAACGCATTTTCCCACTCATCATATATTTTGCTTTTGTTTTCTATTGTGTATTTTATTGTTTTCATTTAATCCTCCTTGGGATTCAATCGTTTTTAATAATCAAAGTTGCAATTTCTTTGGTCTTCCAGTTGGTCTTCAATCGCTTGTATTGTTTCTTCATTCAACACTAAGATTAAATCAACACCATTCAATTTAACGCTGTGTATCTCATACAATCCAGCGCAGCCATAAATAGAATCAATACTGTTCGGTGCCTCATAGGTAAAAGATATTTGCATATCAACACCAGCAACCACGCAATCGGTTTTATTTAAATCAATCATTTTTATCACCTTGATAATAGTTAAGTTTTAATTATAAATGCAGTGTGTTCAATTTTATCCATCTCGATATAATGCATTTTGCACTATGTAAACTTTTAACCTTAACAGATAATCGCATTTTATCAGATGTTAGCCTGTTTAATTGTTTTGTATTTATTGATGCATTCAATCGCAAAATAATAAAGGTCTTGATCATTGTTGATATGTAGCGATTGATTCCAATAAGACTTATTTTTATGCCCGTTATATTCTTTGTTCTTTTTCATTTTATCCACCTAGGGTGATAGTTAAGTTTTAATTATTGTTACTGCTAAATGTCATTTGTTTAGATTTATAGAATTTGTTATTTTTTACGTTATAATTGATTATAACTTTGTTTGGGATATCCTCGTAAATTGCCTCAATAACTAAGAAATAACTATAGCCGCGACCTTTTGCCCATTCTTTTATGTCATTAACATTAGATAGAATTACACTATCGAAAGAACAAGTATTATTGTATAGAGTTGCTTTATATTGCATTTTTATCACCTTGATAATTAGTTAAGTTTTAATTATTGTTAATAGCACTTACATAAATACTATTAAAAATAAAAGGTCGTCCATGACCTATTCCAATCGTTTTAATAGACTTTTATTTTACTGCTTAGGATAAAATTATCATCTAGTTTTATTTCGATATAACCATTATCAAGGGGATAATTCTCTACTCTTCTGTAGCCATATGAGAACAAAACATCACATAATAAATCCCATGTTTTCTCTGATATCGTTCCATACTTATTCTTTCTTAATTTAACTATTTTATTGTCTAACATGTTCCCTATTATTTTTTTTGCTGTAATTGTTTTCATGATTTTATATCCTCTTTATTAAATTGATAATGCTAGTTTAGCTTTTTTGGTATATGTGCCATGGACACGAAAACCTATAATGTAATCACGGTCTGTTTTTTGACATAAGCACTATAGTTTTTATGCCCGTTATATTCTTTGTTCTTTTTCATTTTTATCACCTTGATAATAGTTAATATTGTTAACACTTTTTTCTGAATGGTGTAAATGCATACAGCCAATGGTTACCAATTACATAACCAACATGAAAAGTGTTATCCTGTTTATCTGTACTATACATTTTTTTTGTTTTACCTTTTACTTGTTCTTTTAGTTCTTTTAATGTTGAAGCGTAAAAGATATTACTGTATTGGTCTTTGTACATTGTATATATACCGTTCATTTTATCCGCCTAAGGTAATAGTTAATATTGTTAATAGCACTCACATAAATACTATTAAAAATAAAAGGTCGTCCATGACCTGTTTTAATCGGTTTAATACAATATAACTTTACTGCTTAATATTGATTGATCACTCAATTTTATTTCTAGGTAACCATCCTGTTTATTAGATTGATAATGATAGTTTAGCTTTCTTTGTATATGTGCCATGCACTCTAAACCCAATGATATAGGTTCTGTCTGTTTTTTGACATAGTCCGCACGATGAACAAGTAACTTTTTCACTTGTTTGCCCTGGGCATACTACTATTTTATTATTGTTTGGTGTAAAGGTTACCTTGTCGCAGTCTTCAGCAACAACAACAACAACAGGCGCAATATTTAAAGCTTTATAATTGTCTGCTTGTTCAATATTGTTAGCACTCAAGTTAACAGTAAAGCCCCCACCATTAGCCTGTTTAACTGCTTGTATGTTGTTATTGTTGGTCATTGGGTAATGGGTATAAGTGAACCCTGACTTATTCTTATTGGCTTGTACCAATTGAGCCAAGGCTTTAGCATCAATAATATCATTTGAGCCAACAAGGTCGCCTGATACGTTATGACGCCATAAAATGCGCTTAGGTAGTGATTTTATAGCACTTATAAATTCATCCCAATTTGTACCACGCTCGCCATTGGTGACTTTATCCCAATGTAATTGGGTATAGTATCCCTCCGCGTAACATCCATTTTTAAGCAATGGGCAACTAGGTGGACACGTTCCACGGTTTGAAACTGTGACAGGAATTGGTCCAGTCTTGCTATTGTTTGAAACAATAGTCAATGAGTAATTCATTATACGCTATCCTTTTTTAATGACATTAACGCGTTATAAACGCCTGATTTAGTCCACTACCGTCAGGCGTATAAATTTATTTTACACTTTGAAACTCTTTATTCAAAGCAGATTGAAAACTGTCATCGTTACAAAACCGACGAACTGCCAACCCTACTTCTTCTCTAGTAGAAGGAACTTCAAAAACAGGAGTAAACACGTTGTACTCATATGAGTACCCTGTTATGTCTCCAACTGCACCTAGTTTCTTTTCTACGTAAAAAGAAACTTCAATCTGATACACTTCTGCATCAGATTTAAATCCAAAGCTATAAACATCGGGGCTGTCGGTATTTACAGCAACGGCGGTAAACCCACCCCCAAATCTGGCAATTTTGTTACCTCTGATTACTGTTATTAATTTTTTCATTTTATCCACCTTGGGCAGTTAAGTTATTAGCCAATCACTTATTGATTAACTTAGGATAATTATACCACTAATTTACATAATGTATACATTTATTTACGTTAATCTATAAATTAATTCACTAAATGTATAATCTGAAAAATTTCCTACTCACTATCTCATAGCCTACAGACAGCAACTAAATAAATACAAAACCGAACGAGCGTTTAGGACAGAATGTAAACAAACCCTATTTAGGGAAAAAACAGCATTTACTTGCAAACCTTCAGGATGTTATGCTTCAGGATGTTATCGTTATGCTTCAGGATGTTATGCTTCAGGATGTTATGCTTCAGGATGTTATGCTTCAGGATGTTATGCTTCAGGATGTTATGCTTCAGGATGTTATGCTTCAGGATGTTATGCTTCATGATGTTATGCTTCAGGATGTTATGCTTCAGGATGTTATGCTTCAGGATGTTATGCTTCAGGATGTTATGCTTCAGGATGCTATGCTTCAGGATGCTATGCTTCAGGATGCTATGCTTCAGGATGTTATGCATAAATCAAAATCACTAAGAGCATTATAAGGACTCGTTACCAATTTGATAAGGTCAAAGGCAGTAAGCAGTGACCCCATGCCCTCGAAATATATAATTAGACCGGGGCTGTCTTACATACTATTACGCTCAGCCAAATTCTATTTTTCAAAATCTAAAATAATATTTACAAAAAGTATATTACGCTCAGCCAAATTCTATTTTTCAAAATCTAAAATAATATTTACAAAAAGTCAACACCCAATCCACTTACACCTACAGCACCCCCACCCTTTGAATAAAACACTTGCCAAAAATAATATTTGCAAAAAAAATAAACACATGGTACAAATAGTAAACAAACTACAACCTAACCTGTAGACAGAATGCCGAGACATACAAATTCAGAAGCAATAGATGTTATTTTTGACGCTAATGATAAGTCAAAAATAATATACACGAGCGAACCACAAGCTGGTGCTCTCCCTATGTTAAGTGAGAAAGTGGCGTTAGAGTCCATACTTGCTCGCTATGACTATCAATTAGTTAATTCTACCAATCAGATGCGCCAATTCATATTGGCAAACTTATTTAAACTGGCAGAAAATAGCGAAGACGAAAAGACCAAACTCAAAACCTTAGAGACACTAGGCCGTGTTACAGAGATAGGTCTATTTACAAACAAAATAGAAATTGCTATCGCTGATAAACCAACATCTGATCTAGAGGTTGAACTCAGGGGCCTATTAAAGAACTATGCCAAGACTGAAAAGCAAGTCGTGGAAGAAATTACCGATGAAGAACTGCGAGGATACGATCAGATTGAAGAAGATGATCTGATGGACGACTCTGAGTGAGCGGACCTTTAGGTAATATCTCTTTAGATGAAGAGTTTCTTACTGCTGCTCTTAACTCTGCACCTGCAAGTGAACGTGCAAAACTTATAGCCTTAATTGAGGAATTGCGTAAGCGCCATGAGCGTGAGTTTGCACAAGAAAACTTCCTCGCGTTTGTACAGAAGGTGTGGCCTGATTTTATTTATGGGCGTCACCATGCAAGAATGGCACAAGAGTTTGAGAAAGTAGTTAGTGGTGAAAACAAACGCCTTATTATTAACCTTGGTCCGAGGCACACAAAGTCAGAGTTCGGGTCGTACCTACTCCCTGCATGGTTTTTAGGTAAGTACCCTAAGAAGAAGATCATACAGTGCTCGCACACATCCGAACTTGCTGTAGGCTTCGGACGTAAGGTTCGGAACTTGGTGTCAAATCCGTTGTATCAGGATGTGTTCCCCGGTGTGGAGCTACAGACCGACTCCAAGGCGGCAGGACGATGGAACACCAGTGCTGGTGGCAACTACTTTGCGATTGGGGTAAGTGGTGCTGTAACAGGTATTGGTGCGGATTTATTGATTATTGATGATCCACACTCGGAACAAGAGGCTGCAATAGCGGCAAGTAACCCTGAGATTTACGATAAGGTGTATGAATGGTACACATCAGGTCCAAGACAGCGGTTACAACCCGGTGGTGGAATTATTATCATCCAGTGTATGACTGGGGATACACCTGTTGCACTAGCATCTGGGGGTGGAAGGTTTTTAAAAGACATAATTGTTGGTGATGAAGTAGCTACATACAGCAACGGCGAGTTAACTTCAGCTAAAGTTTTAAACCATCAGTCAAATGGTATTGATAAAGTATATAAAATAAGAACAACCTCTGGTGTAATAGTCCGAGCTAATGAGAGACATCCGTTTCTTGTAGAGGATAAAGGGGTTAGAAAATGGATACGCCTAAAGAACTTAAAACCGGGCATGTTACTTGTAGTAATGAAGGATGTGATAGACCATCAAGATCACAGCAAAAGGTTGGTTTATGCGGACCTTGTCAAGCAACTAAAAGCTACCATAAAAGAAACCCAGATGCGCCGTACAGAGAGTTTAAATATCACGGCAAGTATAAAGGGATACTTTGTAAGACTGATGGGTGTAATGAGTCCGCATACTGTAATGAGTTATGTAAATCACATAATAACAAAGCAAACTGGGAATCAGGAAAGAATAGACCAACCCCCGAAGCCCATTACGCAAACAGAATTAAAAGTAGGTACGGTATTACTGTTGAAGACTTTAATAAAATGTCTGATGAACAGGGTGGGAAATGCGCTATATGTAAAGAGTTTCCATCAACCCACAATACAAGAGCACATTGGAACGGTAAGTTATGTATTGACCATTGCCATGATACTGGTAAAGTCCGTGCGTTATTGTGTAACAACTGCAATCTCGCTGTTGGGTACGCAAAAACAGAAAGAACAGCTCTTGCAGTTGCAGAATACATCCGTGTTCACAGTAGAACCGATAACTGAAATAACGTATGATGGTGAAGAAGAAGTATTTGACATACAGATTGAAGGTACTGAAAACTTTATTGCTAACGGTGTTGTTTCCCACAATACTCGCTGGTCTAAGCGAGATTTAACTGGACAAGTTAAACAAAAAGAGTTAGCAGGGGGTGGAGATAAGTGGCGTGTAGTAGAATTACCTGCTATTCTACCGTCAGGTAAGCCTTTATGGCCTGAATTTTGGAGCATTGAGGAGTTAGAGTCCACTAGAAACGCAATTGATGTTTCTAAATGGCAAGCTCAGTACCAGCAAAATCCAACTTCTGAAGAAGGGGCTATCGTAAAACGGGAATGGTGGCAACGATGGGAAAAAGAAACCCCGCCGCCTACCGATTTTGTACTTCAAACGTGGGATACTGCGTTTGAAAAACATAATAGAGCCGATTATTCGGCATGTATTACATGGGGTGTGTTCTACCACCCTGACGAAAACGGTGTTAGTCAGGCTAATATTATTATGCTGGACGCAAAGCGTGACCGTATGGAGTTTCCTAGGCTCAAGGAAGTCGTATTAGAGGAATATAAGTATTGGGAACCTGATGCCTTGATTATAGAAAAGAAAGCCTCTGGTGCCCCTCTAATTTACGAATTACGAGCAATGGGTGTACCTGTATCAGATTTTACACCGACCCGTGGTAATGATAAGATTTCACGCTTAAACGCTGTTGCAGATATATTTGCATCAGGCAGAGTATGGGTTCCTAATACCCGATGGGCAGACGAAGTAATGGAAGAAGTAGCATCATTCCCCGCAGGGCAACACGATGACTATGTTGACTGTGTAAGTATGGGGATGGCAAGATTCCGTAAAGGTGGTTTTTTAAGTTTACGTTTAGACTCCAATGAGATGAATGAAGAATTTACACCAAGACAAGCAGCCTATTATTAAAGAGATTAGAATTATGAATATGTTTAGACAATGTTTAATGGAATTTATAGGGTGTGCTGTACTACTAGGTGCCGCTGTATATGTTCTTAGCCTTATTACCCCAAGCTGTTAAGGAAACAAAATGATAGATAAGAGTGTGAACCCAGCCCCGATGGGCATAGATGCTATACCCATAGAAGAAGATCAAGAACCGTTAGAGATTGAAATTGAAGACCCTGAGTCAGTAACAATCAGCTTAGGCGAACAAGAGATTCTTAAGATTCAAAAAGAAGTTGATGAGGAAAAGTTTAGTGCTAACTTGGCTGAAGAGATGGATGAGTCGGCTCTACAATCACTTGCTTCTAATCTTATTAATGACTTCGAGTCTGATGTAAGTGCACGGAAAGATTGGGTTCAAACTTATGTTGATGGGCTAGAGTTACTCGGTCTTAAAATGGAAGATCGTTCAGAACCTTGGGAGGGTGCATGTGGTGTGTATCATCCACTTAGGTCGTCAAGTTGCTATGTATGTACCTGCTGAAGATATCGTTGTACCGTATGGTGCAGCTGACTTACAGAGTGCAGAGCGTGTAACTCACATAATGCGTAAGACTGAGAATGAAATACGCAGACTACAGTATGAAGGCTTTTATAGAGATGTAGATTTAGGTGAACCTTCCAATACTATGGATGATATTGAGAAGAAAATAGCTGATAAGCTTGGTTTTAGAGCGTCAACGGATGATCGGTTTAAACTGTTAGAAATGCATGTTGAGATTAATCTTGAAGGATTTGAACATGAAGATCATGATGGTAAACAAACTGATATAGCGTTGCCATACGTGGTTACTATCGAAAAAGGCACAAACACAATCCTATCAATTCGTAGAAATTGGGACCCTGACGATGAATCTTCTAAAAAACGCAATCACTTCGTTCACTATGGCTATGTTCCAGGTTTTGGCTTTTACTGCTTTGGGCTTATTCATCTTATTGGTGCTTTCGCCAAGTCTAGTACTTCAATCCTTCGTCAACTGGTTGATGCGGGCACTCTCAGTAATCTTCCGGGGGGCTTTAAAACTAGAGGACTAAGAGTTAAGGGTGACGATACTCCGATTGCTCCGGGTGAGTGGCGAGATGTGGATGTACCATCTGGTGTAATGCGTGATAACTTTATGCCACTGCCGTACAAAGAACCAAGCCAAACTCTGTTAACTCTACTTCAAGGAATAGTCGATGAAGGTCGCCGTTTTGCTGGGGCTGCTGATCTTGCTGTCTCTGATATG